GTTGGTTTTTGTCGTTTGACAGTGTTTTCTAAATAGCTCTGATACAATACCATCGCCAAAGTTACTCTCGATGAGCAGCGTACTCGCACCATATTTCCTGCATCTCCTCAATATGTTTAATAATGTAGTGTCGCTGTAACCGTCTCTAGTAGCGTACACTTCATGTAGGTATATAAATCCATTCAACTGTGATAAGAAGCATGCTACAGTCTCATCTGAGCCCCTTCCAGAGGGGTCTACGCTACAAATGGTCTCACTATATTCCTTCCACTCTCCCTGTACCTGCATTGGCTTGTAATAATAGTCCCCTGGGAGTCCTGCACAAGGCAGTTCCTTACACATATTTTCTGGATTAGAGCACCATATTATGTTTTCGGGTGCATGTGTAGGGTTTACTGGGTTAATTATTAGGTCTGCAAACTTTAATGGGAACTTCTCAGCATCAGATAGGGTAGTATCTAGCATAAACTGCAGCATAAAGTTACTACGACCCATAGATGACTCTCTTTCCAGTAGATCACCTTCTTTAAATCGTGTATCTGTAGGCTGCCATGCCATATCACCTTTTTCTAGATCTTCTGTTAGCTGAGGTGCTAACAATCCATCATACATAGCAATCTTGCGGGGGTATCTAGCTGGCCATACAAATGGTCTGTAGCTACGCTCCCTTAGCTTGTTATATACAGTGAATGTCGTCTGAGGAGTGCCGAGAAACATAATACGAGAGTCACGTTTAGGAGTAAGAATAGACTCACATTCAGTAACAAGCTGTAAAAGTTTTTCACGTTGTAGCTCCGTCATACTATTATTTGGTACTTCTACGTCATCGAGCACCATTAGATCTGCCCTAGATCCAGTTAACTGTCCTGTAATACCTACAGACTTAACTGAGGGGGCTTGATGCGGGGCTGCTGGCCCTACGTCAAATGATATACGTGACCATCTTTGGTCATCGTTCTTAGGCTTTAGCTGTGCCATCCAAGGCACTTCTAATATTAGTCGTTGGCAGAATATGGAGAAACTGTCAGCTCTATCTTTAGATGCCGATACAACCATGATCTTTTTATCAGGGTCGTTAAATAGCGTCCAAAGAACGAAAGCAGCAGTAATCCAAGATTTACCGACACCACGAAAGGCTTGGATTTGTAGTCTTTTTGGGCCATTTTGTAAATACTCCGCTATACATAGCTGTGCTCTTGTAGGTGCGGGTAAGTTTAAGTGTGTCCATACAGCGGTAAGAAAATACCTAAAATCCTGTTGGAGTTGTGACTCAATCGAGGTCGAGTTCTTCGTCAGTTTTTTCCTTGACATATGGTGTATATTTTGATTTAGCTTTTTTAGTGCTTATCTTATATGCTTCGTTAAACATTTCTACTTCTGCATTACGTCTATTAACTAGACCTTGTGACTCGCTATATCCTCTAGGATCATTTTCATCTGCTACATTTACATACTTTGGAAATGCTTCTGTAATAGCTTTGTTGTCTCCTTTTTCAACTGCTCCAGATATTATACCAAAGTTTTCTTTATCGTTATAAAAATTAGCTCCAAAATTGTAGCCAAAAGATATAACAGCATCTTTTTGGTTAGGATTTAATTCGTTAAAACCTGGCATACCCTGTAAAGTGTTTGCAACTGTTTCAACATAACCGTTCATAAGATTAGTAGCCCGTGTTTCATCTATAGCGGGGTCATCCATAGTTACTTCAGTCCCATCTTCATAGAATCTTGTACCATATCCTATAGTAGGCAACCCTGCTTGATCTAAATAAGGTTCTGTTCTTAAACCTTCTTTTTCTTTTAAAAAATCAGTAAGTCGATTGTTTTGATTATATATCACACGGGGGGTCTTGGTCGGAGTTTGTGTCATAATTAATGTTAATACTCATGTCTTGTAAACCCTTCACGTCCGAAGGGATAACTTTAACACTAGGTTCATTACGCCAGTCTTCACAAAAGTCACATAGTTTATGGTATTCCTCAAGAGCGTCATCTACAGCTTTTCTGGCTTTGTAGTCTACGTACTGAGGTTCTACCCATAATAAAAACCACACCATAGCCCAACGTAAGGGCTTAGGTGTAGCTTGTGCTATGTCTTTGAGTTCCTGTAATAATAACTTGTTAGGGTTAAATAATTTATTCATTTAATCCAATTTAAGATTAGGTTTTCTCTAAATGGGTTTGGTGGGAAGTTATCCCTAAACCACGTTAACCAGTTGTTACTTCCTTTTTGTTGATTACATCGTCTACAGGCGGGAACACAGTTGCAAGTATTGGTATCACCTCCCAAACTTCGGGGATGTACATGGTCAATGGTAAGATCATATTCATGATGTTTTTGTCCGCAATAGATACATTCATAATTGTTTGCCTCCTTAATAGCTTTTCTCCATAACCGTTTAGCGTCTGCTGATGTCATGACTATTAAGTTTTGTGTGTAATGTTTATAGTTAGGAAGTACTGGTGTCATTTTCTGCTTCGATTTCTAGCTCTGTTTTTAGAAGGGGATTCTCGTACTAATCTTCCTGATTTAGTGTGTGAAAAATCTTTACCCCCTTTGCCATACTCACCCGCTTTTCTACGAGCTTTATTGAGTTCAGCACGATATTGTTTGTTTTCTGGGCTTTTGTTGAGCTTTCGTTGAGCTGCATTTTTCTTCGCCCTTGACTTAGGATTATCACGGTAAAATCGTGCAGTTTTTTTTGGGTTTTTAGCTGTTTTAGGAGCCATGTTTAATTACCGATTTCTGGACTGTATCAAAATCGACACTAGGCATAATGTCGGCTAGTTGTGACAATGGTGATGTGTCAAATGCCACACCTGTAATGTCGTTCTTGTATAACCAGTCAGAAGCAGCTTTTAAGTCAGCAGTAGTGGCTTCACCACTGCGTATTCTTGCAATGAGTTCGGTTGTAACTAACTTATGTAGCTCATTAAACTCATCTTCCCCAGCTCTGCGGGGTATACGTTGAACTTTACTCAACTTTTAATCCTCGTTTAATAAATTCTACTGCCTTGTCATCAAGGTCATTATCGCTTTCTTTGGATAACTTTTCTAATAAATCAATAACAAATAATTTAAACTTGCTACTTTTTAAAAAAGTTAAAACGATTGGTTTTAGTAGTGCTAACATCTTTGGGTAATAATGATTGGATAGGTACAATATCTTGGCACATGTGTGCTACACGTGTTTGAGGGCGTATTGTAAACCCTTTCTGCATCAGCTCTGCACATTTAAGAGCACGAACTAACTCATAGTCTAATCTCATCTTTTCCTCTTGACGTTTGGCAATCTGTCTACATTGTTCAAGACCACGCTTGTCTAAAGGTACTGAAAAGTTTATTTGAAAGCCCCAGTTTTCTGATATAACATAACCTTCATCGTCATACGGTGAGGTATCGTTACCCATATAAAAAGGGCTAAACGTCATTGTTGATCCATTACAAGATATGGAAGAACCATATTGTTGTCTAGACGGTGCTCCATTATTTTGAAATTGCACAGCCTGATTGGTAACATTTCCTGTTGCTGCTGCCACAGGGTTGGACGAGTTGTTTGTGTCTCCTTCTGCATATACTGGTGTTATTGTGAGAATACAGAGAGCGATGTAGTAGTAGAGTTTATTGTATAGTTTGTTGTGGTATCCCACTGCTCTACTAAACCAGCTGCTCTGGTTGTTGTTTCTAGTGTCCACGGTAGTGTTGTGTCAGTAACAGTAAATACGACATCGCCTCCAGCGATACCAGCACTAGCTGCTGCTGAAATGTTTGACCCAGACCAAGTGTTTACTTCAGCCCCGAAGACCTGAATTTGCTCGACCTCGGTTACTACTTGAGTCGTAGTAGTCGTACTATTCATACTCCCTGTTGTAAAGGCGGGAGTTACCGTATTAGCTCTTGCTACTGTAGGTGCAACCAGTGCTAAGAGTATGAGTAATTTTTTCATACTTTTGGTTTGTCGGGTTTTTTCATCATAGGACAGTTGGTTGGTGTTTTACCATTTTTATTACCAGTAGTCAAACCAAATGTGGCCAAAGCTCCAGTAAATACGCTGGCCACAAAAGTGATATCAGAGTTACCAGATTTTTTAACCATTGGTATTTCTACATAGTTCATAGTAATAATAAAACCAGACCAAACAACTACACCTAGTCGTACTATAGTTCCAAGAAATTCTATTTGATGTTCCTTGTCTTCAGCAATATCTTTTACTTTACCGAGGAATCCTTTTTCTTCTTTCTCTGTTCCTTCCATTTTTTTATTTTATTATTTAAAAACTTTGTTATTTTTTCTTTAATATCTTGTATAATAGGTGTGGCTACAGTTGTAGCTGCCACTGCTGTAACAGCTGTAATAACTGTAGGAACTAATATATCAGGCGATGGTAAAGGGTAAGGTGGAAAAGGAGGTGGTAAAGTTGGTTTAGGTGGATCAACAGTTTCTACAGGTTTTGTACCCTTTGGTTCTCTAAGATCACTTGGAGGTACAACTAAAGGAATGTAAGAAGGTACGTCTGCTGTTGGTAAAGGTATAGATATTGTTTCTATCGTCTCTACTGGTGGTAATACTATGGTGGGTATTTCCACTATGCTGACTTATCTGCAATAAGTTTTGCTTTCCATGCAGCTTTTATGTCAGTAGTCCAAACTGCATTACATATAGCTTGCACTTCTGCTGGTTCTGCTGATATGTCAGTATCAACTAGAGCATCATTACCATCTAACGTACCAGCTTGTAGCACATATCTTTCAAAACTTCTTGTTAATTCTTTATCATCTTTTGTGATGACTGTTGCTTTGCGGACTTGTACCGCTTTGTATGTTCCGACAACTTCTATTTTGTCGTATTCGATTGATTCGGCTAATGCCATTAGGATTAATCTCCGATTAAAACAGGTTTAGGCTTAGTTTTAAGACGTAGCTTCGGTCTAGGAAATTAACCTATGTACCAGAAATTCCCTATTAATCTTTTACCTGATATTTCATTATTTT